TGATCCAGAAAAGCTATTAGATTTAGCTAAGAAAGTAGATGCTACACATATCGTTCTACCAGATCATCCAGCACACCCTTCTATGGTAACTATTGATGATGCTAGACGTTATGCACCTATATTCAAACAAGCAGGGTTCGGAACATTCTTTGTACCACAAAGTGATGTAGGAGACCTTGAGGATCTCTGTACGGCATTTGCTTGGGGAGCATCTAGTCCTCTTATTGATTACATAGGTATTAGTATTCTAGCAGTACCTAATGCATATAACTGAGAGAAAGGAAATCCACTACAAAGGTTTAATGCAAGGTGGAAGTTTATGAATGAACTATATGATAGAAACTTATTACAGTTAGCTGCACAGAATGGTAAGAAGATTCACTTCTTAGGTATGGTAGATGGTCCAAATGAAATTAGCTTAGTTAGAGACTTCCATATTGACACTTGGGATTCAAGTGCTGGTGTGTGGGCTGGACTAAATGGAATACCATTTGATCAGTCTCCAACTGGATTAGGTAATGGAAAGTTTGAGAAACATGTTGACTTTGAAGCTAGTTTCGAAGATACTAGTATGGCTAAGAACAATATGAACTATATCGATTACTTAGTAGACAGATATAACAAAACTGAAAGAATATGAAATATAGATTTAGAGAAGATAAAATCCTTAACGAAGTAAGCAAGTACATTGCAGAGACATACAAGTCTCATTATGTAAATGAGAAAGCTGGTACTAAGGATGAAGAGATTCAAACTATTGATGTTTGGAAACAAATTGGGCATGTAGAAGAAGCATGTCATTCTAATATTATAAAGTATGCTATGAGATATGGTAAGAAGGATGGCTACAATAAGAAAGACCTTATGAAGATCATTCACTATACTATCTTACTATGGCATTTTACACAACCAGAGGACCAAGAAGAATATTTTGAGAACCTCGCCAAAGGAAAAAAAGCAAGATGAGTATGAGACATATACTATCAAAGTTCGTTGCAGACGATGAGCTATTGACTAACGTACAAGAAGGAGATAGCCAACCTAATGCTGTCGACTTGAGAGTAGGTAAGATATTTAGATTGAATACATCTACATTTGAGATTACTGAAAACGAAAAGAAACATAGAGGGTCATGGGAAGTAGAACCATCTGATGATGGATTCTTTCATTTAGAACCAGGCACTTATGAAATCCTAATGGAGAATATAGTAAAGATTCCAGAAGGGTATGCAGGATGGGTTATCACTAGATCGACCCTTAACAGAAACGGTCTATTCATTACAAGTGGTCTATACGATTCAGGCTACCATGGAGTAATGGCTGGCGCATTACATGTAGAAGGTGGACCAGCTAAGATTGAGAAAGGTACTAGAGTAGCACAGTTCTTAATGTTTGAAGCTGAGACACTATCTATGTATGATGGAGACTATGGAATCGGAAAGGAGCACGATAAAAAGTATGGAAATTAATATCCCAATTGATCAGTTACAGAAGCGTTCATTGTTCATTGCAACACCTATGTATGGTGGACAATGTGCTGGTATGTACACTAAGTCTACAAATGACTTAGCAAGTTTATGTATGCATTATAAGATTAATGCTAAGTTTTATTATCTATTCAATGAGTCATTGATTACAAGAGCAAGAAACTATTGTTGTGATGAGTTTCTAAGAAGTGATTGTACACACATGATCTTTATTGATAGTGACATTGCATTCAATCCTAATGATGTGATTACAATGTTAGCAATGATGGATCACGAAGATGACAAGAATGAATATGACATTCTATGTGGACCTTATCCTAAGAAATGTATTTCATGGGAAAAGATTAGTCATGCTGTCAACACAGGTATTGCTGATGAGAACCCTGAAGTGTTAGGTAAGTTCGTAGGAGACTACGTATTCAATCCTGTGTCAGGTGGCAATGAGATTAAGATTAGTGAACCTACAGAAGTGTTAGAAGGTGGTACTGGTTTCATGATGATTAGTAGGAAAGCCCTTGAGAAGTTTAGAGACGCTTATCCTCAAATGATGTACAAGCCTGATCACGTTAGAACAGAACACTTTGATGGTAAGAGAGAGATTATGGCTTTCTTTGATGCAGTCATTGATGATAAGCAACTTAATCTTGAGAAAGAACTTGAACTCTTTTACAAAGAGAAGAAAGGTAAACCTACTAAGAAGCAGGTTATCGAATTTGTAAATGATAAAAGGAACGGACTTGATAGAGAATACTCTAACAGGTATCTATCAGAGGACTATATGTTCTGTCAATGGGCAAGACATATTGGACTCAAAGTCTGGTTGTGTCCTTGGATGCAACTACAACACATGGGATCATTTGTCTTTGGTGGGTCATTACAAGACCTAGCATCGATTGGTGCTCCTGCAACTGCTGATCCTAACAAGGTAGGCAAAAACCAAAATATGTAAAGGTTATATTATATTATGAAACTAAGTGAAAGCACTATAAACGTACTAAAGTCATTCTCAGTAATCAATACTGGAATAGAACTTCAGCCTGGAAATGTATTGAAGACTATCTCTCCTCAAAAGTCAATTATGGCTAGAGCAGAGTTAGCTGATGACATTCCAGCTTCTGGATGTTTCTATGAACTTAATCGTTTTCTAGGTGTGCTTACTTTATTTGATCAACCTCAACTAGACTTCAATGAGAAGTATGTAACAGTGAGAGATGCAAAGAGAAGTGTAAACTATACATTTGCTGATCCTCAGATGATTGTTACGCCTCCTGCAAAAGAGGTACAGCTTCCATCAGTCGACGTTGACGTTGATATCAAATGGGCAGATATGAGTAACACTCTAAGAGCTGCTAGCGTTATGTCATTACCTGAGATTGCAATTACATCTGAAGGTACTACAATTAACCTAGAAGCAATTAGTAGTAAGAACCCAACTGCTGATAAGTACACAACTGTCATTGATAACAATGCTAGTGGAAAGATATTCAAAGCTGTATTCAAGCTAGAGAATATGAAGATTATGAATTTTGATTATAAAGTAGAACTGTCTTCTAAAGGTATTGCTAAGTTCACATCGCTGAACAATAAGACTTGGAAAGATGAGAAAGTCGAATTCCAAGATGGACCAGTATTGACTTACTGGATAGCAACCGAGCAAGGTAGTTCACAATTTGAGTGATAAGTATGCAAGAATTTTTATGGGTCGAGAAGTATCGACCAAACAAGTTAGACGATGTCATCTTACCTGATGAGTTAAAGGCAACGTTTAAACAATTTATTGAACAACAAAACATTCCAAACTTATTGTTGTCTGGTTCTGCGGGTGTAGGTAAGACAACAGTAGCAAAAGCTATGTTAGAAGAACTTGGTGCTGACTACATTGTAGTCAATGGTTCTCTGCATGGTAACATTGATACTCTAAGGACAGAGATCATGAACTTTGCTACCACTGTGTCATTTAGTGAAGGAAGAAAGTATGTTATCTTAGATGAGGCAGACTATCTTAATCCACAATCGACACAACCTGCCCTTAGAAACTTCATGGAAGAATACTCTAAGAACTGTGGATTCATATTAACCTGTAACTTCAAGAATAGAATCATAGAGCCACTACAATCTCGTTGTAGTGTGATTGACTTTGTGTTTCCAAAGAAATTAGCCCCATCGCTGGCCGGGTCATTCTTCAACAGAGTTAAAACTATTCTTGATCAAGAACAAGTAAAGTATGATGAAAAGGTACTTGCAGAAATTATCCAGAGACATTTCCCTGATTGGAGGCGTGTATTAAACGAATTACAGCGTTATTCAGTTTCAGGGATCATTGACACTGGTATACTGTCTATCTCCTCTCAGAACGCGTTAAATTCGCTTATACCCCTATTAAAAGGCAAGCAATTCAGTGATATGCGTAAGTGGGTAGGAATGAATGTAGACAGTGATCCGACTAGTATTATGAGACAATTATATGATGCTGCAAGTGATAAAGTGCAACCATCATCTATTCCTCAACTAGTCTTATTGATAGGAGAATATCAATACAAAT